CAGGGATGCGATGGAGTTCAAGAGACTTCCAAAACCGCCTTTCGTGAATTGGTCGGACGAAGATTGGAAAGACGGCATGGACGGTTTACACACCGACGAGAATGTTGCCCTAATAGCAGGTTTGCTCTCCGAAAAAACGGGTGACCCGATAGACAAAATTTTGGATGATGCCGAAAAACGGGCAAGGAAATACCGAGGAGAATAATGATGCGATTACCACGAGAAGCAGAAATCAAAATAGAGATGCGGAAAGCCTCGTTTGGCGGTGACCGTTCTGAGGCGGGTCGTTATGCGGCAAATGTAAGGTGGCAAAATCGTGAAGGTGAGCAGTTGAAGGAATCGGGAGAGAACACAACAACACCAAATTTGACGGCACAATCAGGCAAAGTAATTGACATTGAAAAAATTGCGCCTGATAAACGCAACGAGATTCAAGACATTAAAGATGTTTCTACTAGCGAAGAAGATTTTGCCCGAAGGCTTGACCTGTTGATAGATAGATATGCGAAGAGGGGTCAAAACATCACGACGAAACGCAGTAAAAACGAGAGCAGTAACGGGACAAAAATAAATCCCGCAAAACTTCATTCAGATGACAGAGGTGTTTTAGCCGAGAAAACTGACCCTGAGGAGAGAATGAAATATATTGATGAGTTGCTTGCTGAGCCGATGTATGGAGACAGAATTGTGGCTCGTCCGTCAAGGAAGAAACAGGCGCCTTATTTGGAGCAAATAGGCTTTATTTCAAGGGCTTAAGGGGGCTTGCACCTCGGGCTTGAGGGTGGTATAGTTGAATCGTGGGAGGGAACGGATGATTGATTTGGCAGAACAGTTAGCGAAACAAAAATTGACAGCGTTCAAGTTGAACAAGAACGGCAAGTGGCACCTCAAGAATCTTGACAAGACTTGGTGCGGAATTGAAGTCGGCGCCATTTGGGGAGTCGCTCAAGAAACTGTGGTGTGGGAACAGTTTGAGGAAAGGCAACAGAGGGGCGACAAGGCTGTTTGCAAAAAGTGCGTGAGGGACTAAAGCGTGGTACAGTAAAGATGTGGGAGGGAACGAAATGAAGAAAGTGATTTTGACACTCTTGTTAATCGGTGTCGCAGGCGTGATGCCTTTGCAGTTCGCTCAGACGGGCGGGAACCTCAAACCCGTTACCGTCCTTGCTCCAATCAACGAAGAAAAACCGAAAGGAGAACAGAAATGAAAACAAAAAAACTGTGTCAGCAATGCACTCAGGAAAAAGCAGTCGTCTATGCGGGCGGGAAAGGCGCAGGCGATTGGGCGGGCTATTACTGCTTGCCTTGCAAACAAAAACTTGGATTCATCGTTTTTGACAATCATCCAAACGGAGTGGATGAAGAGGTTGACTTGATGGAGTTACTGAAAAACGACCCGCTCAACCCACTCGTGCAAGAAGCGATTGATTCAGGCGAAATTGATGTGGAAGCACTTTTGAAAGTGGATTAACAAAAACAAACCGAAAGGAGAACAGAAATGACAACAGCAACATTGACGAAAACTTTGGAGGTAGGTGACATACTCGTTTCAAGTTGGGGTTACGACCAAACAAACATTGACTACTACAAAATAGTCAAAAAAACGACAGGTTCGGTATGGCTCCAAAAACTCAAGAAACAGTATCTTGAACAAACAGGTTGGGCGCACTACAAAGTGGTTCCGACAGATGAGTTCACAACCGAAACACAGTTGATGAAACGATACAAGACAGGCGAGAGCGTCAAAATCAGCAACTACGCTTGGGCTTATCTTTGGGACGGTCAACCCAAAACAGAAACACACACCTGCTAGATGACTGATAGCAAACTCAACACCGACTTGTTAATCATCATCAAACAACGACCAACTTGGCACAGTAACGGCACTTTCTTTGCGTCATTGCAAACCCAAGATGGACACGAAGTAACCCAATGTCCCCACATTCATTCACGACCCGATTTGGCGATGCGATGTGGGGAGAAAGTCAAGGCAAATTACCAAACAGAAAAAGAGGGGAAAAATGTCAAACCTTAGAGGACATAAACTCTTAACGAAAGAACTACGCAAACAACTGCCACCTCTGTATTTCACCGAGAAAGCCAATGTTAAACCGTTGGCGGTAGTCAAGTTTTTCTCACCCTACACAGGTTGGAAATGGTACGCCACAGAATTTGACGGGGAAGACATTTTCTTTGGGCTTGTCGTGGGATTCGTTACCGAGTTGGGTTACTTCTCACTCAAAGAACTTGAAGAAGTCAAAGTTTTCGGCAATGTGCCTGCCGTTGAGCGAGACTTATCGTTTGAACCAACGCCTTTAGACCAAATTATTGAAGAACTAGAAAAAGTTTAAACTTTTCTACCGTTAACCATTGACGGTTAATAACAATGGTGTAACTTGTGCCGATGGCTCAACAATGGTCACCCCTAGAAAGCGCTTCTGTTGCTTTGAACGAACTGTTTATGACTTTGACCCACACAGGCTTCACCGAAGAGCAAGCCTTGAGGCTCATAGCGTATTTAATTGAAGACATGAAGATGAGCGAATCAGACGACTAATCCCTGATAGAGAATAAATACACCGTCGTTTATTTTAGAATGGCACCCTGATGGCAGACAAATACGACTTTCAAGAAATCGGTACATCGGGGCTTCAACATACTTCGGGTTGGATAATTGACGAGTTCATCCCCGACCTTCGTGGTGTTCGTGGCGCCAAAATTTACCGAGAAATGTCAGACAACGACCCTGTTATTGGGGCGATGCTCTATGCCATTGAAAGATTGATTCTCGCTATTGATTGGACGGTTGAGCCTTACAGCGAGAAGAACGACACGGTTAAAAAGAAGGATGACCAAAACGCCAAATTCTTAGAAGAATGTATGCACGACATGAACGAATCATGGGCGGCGATGCTCTCACAGATTCTTTCCTTTTTGCCTTACGGTTATGCGTTCTGTGAAATCGTTTACAAGAAACGAATCAGGTCAGATACGACGAATAGTTCAAGAAGGTCAAAGTATTCTGACGGAAAAATCGGGTGGCGTAAGATTGCTCTCCGAGCGCAAGAAACTTTATGGGATTGGCATTTAGACGAAAACGGGTCGGTGAGAGGTTTCAGACAATCTGACCCATCCACCTACAAGGGCGTCATTGAAATCCCGATTGAGAAGGGCTTGTTGTTCAGGGCGCACAACGCACGAAACAATCCTGAGGGTCGGTCAATTCTTCGCAACGCTTATCGTCCTTGGAAGTTTAAGAAGACGATTGAGGAAATTGAGGCGATTGGTATTGAGCGGGATTTGGCGGGTTTACCTGTCGCCTATGTTCCACCATCCATGTTGTCTTCAGCCGCCACCGCCGCAGAGATTTCAGCCCGTAATGCGATGCAAGATTTGATTCGTCAAATCAAACGAAACGAAAACGAAGGCGTCCTTTTCCCTCTTGCCTACGACGAGCAAGGGCGTGAACTTTACAAGTTAACCCTGTTGTCATCGGGTGGCACGAGACAGTTCAACACCGACCAAATCGTTGCACGATACGACCAACGAATTTCTATGGTTGCTTTGGCGGACTTCATTCTTTTGGGTCACGAAAAAGTTGGTTCTTTTGCTTTGGGTGCTTCTAAAATTGATTTGTTTACTTCAGCGATTCAACAGATTGCTCAAACGATTGCCGATGTTTTCAACGACCACGCTGTTCCACGCTTGTTCAAATTGAATGGTATGAGAACAGATAGATTGCCGAAGGTGAAACCAGGGGAAATTACTCATGTTGACTTGGGTGTTCTCGGTGACTTCATCAGCAAAATGGCGGCCGCAGGTGCAATGGTTCCCGATGCCGAATTGGACAACTATCTTCGTAATCTTGCTAATTTGCCGAAACGCTCGGAAACAGAAGGCAATGTTATGGGTCAGGCGGGTATGGAAACGATGCAAGGCGCTCCACCGTTGCCGAATGGCGCTCCCGCCCCAGGTATGCCTACGGGCGCACCCGCACCCGCACCTGTGGACGCAGGAACTAATTTGATGGACAAATACGCACCGTTTCCGCCCGACGAAACACCGCCACAGTAACGAAGGTTTCCATGCCTTTCGTTCACCACAAACATACATCTAACGGCTCTCACACGCACGAGGAGACGCTCCAAATCGTCCAAAAAGGGATTGAGGACTTGACTGACCCTGTTCTCCTACAAGAAATTCAGGCGCTTGCTTCGGCTTACGGAAATGTTTTCGCAGGTTTGTCACGAGCCGCTACGACTGCTCGTAATGCGATGGTTGCTTCTCAACAAATCGGGAATGTGGATTTGCGGGCTTTCCAAGAGGTGTTCGCTCGTGAGGTTGTCCAAAATTTGAATCGTTCTTTGGTGGATGTTACAGAGGATGTTCGTCAACAGGTTCTCGTGGATGCTGAACGGGCGATACAAGAGTTGCCTTCAAGTATTCGTTTGCAGATGTCGTTCAATGCGACTGACCCTCGGGCTATTCAATGGGCGCAAACCCGTGCAGGGTCGTTGATTAAACAGATTGAAACTGAGGCTTTGACGGCTGTTCGTGGAATTATCGGTGAGGCTTTAAGTGGACAGTTCACCGTCGTCGGTGCGGCACAACGCATCAGTCGGGTTATCGGTTTACATGACCGTTGGCAAAACGCTGTTGACAATTTGTATGACCGTGAGTTTGACCGATTGCAAGAACTGTTCCCTGACCTGAGTATTGATGCGATTCAAGAATTGGCTGAAGAGCGGGCTTTAACTTACCGTCAGCAGTTGATTGATTCTCGGGCTTTGACGATTGCCCGAACTGAAATCATTGCTTCTCAGAACACAGGTCAACTTATTTCTTGGTTACAAGCCTCAGATAATGGTTTATTGGACTTGAATCAGGCTCAAAAAGAATGGGTGACAGGTCCTGACGGTTGGGTGAACATAAATGTTTGTCCTGTCTGTTTGGAGTTGGGTGGGCAACGGGTTCCTGTGTTGTCGGTGTTTTCTAACGGTGAGGCAAGTCCGCCTGCTCACCCGAATTGTCGTTGCAACATGAATCTGATTGTGTTGTCAGGGTTGGAGTGACGATGTTGGGGAAGGCTGTTATTTCTCGTGAATCGGAAATCAAAATTGAGATGCGGAAGGCATCGTTCGGTGGTGACCGCTCCGAGGCGGGAAGGTATGCCGCCAATATCAGATGGCAAAGACAAAGAGGTGAAACTAAAAGCGAATCAAAAAGTTCCGTGCCTCTTATTTTTCAACCTACTTGGGATGAAACAGAAGCCAAAAAAACGGGTCGCCCTTGGGCGCCGTTGTTGGAAGAAAATTATCCACCCGAGTTACAAAAAGCAATTAGGGAAAACATTTCTGCTTGGACTAAATACTACGAAGCCGAAATTCGTGGCGCAAGTAAGGACGAACTTTATGAACTTAATAAAAAAATTTCAGAACTAGAACCGATAGACCCTCTTTTATATCAACATATAGAGAACTTAAAATTGAGTGGAGATGTTTTGACTGCAACGATGTTTGCATTGAGTTCAAGAATTTGGTCTGAAATTCAAACTAATAAAACCTTAATAACCCGACAATATGAAGGTGAAAGGAAAATAGGTTCGCCGTTTAAACCGATAGAAGAATATGTGAATGGTAAAGATATGCGAGTGGTGGTGAATGTGCCACCCACTGTTTTGTCTCAAATTATAGGAGACGGCAGAATCAAATCACAATTTGAAACGAAAACCTCAAAAGGGTTATTGGATACCTATGCTCGGCAGACCGCAGAGACAAGAATGTTTGGCACCCATCCTGAAGTGTCTGCAAAAAATCGCACTATTTACGGTCATGTGATGAATGAGGGGGTTGACGACAGTATTCAGCAAGTCGCTATTCATTATGGGCGGACGGCGATTGTGTTGAAAAAAGATGTGGCGGAAAGAACGACTTTTACGGTTGGCGATTCTTTAATGAACGGAAGTAAACCGTCAAGAATTAACGACCCTAAAGACTCTTCCTACAGTTTTTGGGATGCGATATATACTGAAGCCCAAATTCACGGTCAGGTCAAAGTGAGTGATATCGCTTATATTGTTACTGCACCTGATTCAATTTCGTCAGGTTTGCAAACCAAACTTGAAAAACTTGGGATACCTGTGGTGTTTCAAGATTTGACGGGGGGAGGCGTCCCACGACAAAAATTTAAGATTGAAGAGACGGGTGATATGACAAAAACAGTAGGACATTTGATTGCTGTTCGTGGTGACGGTCACAAGTTGTTCCACACTCATACCGAGACACAACCTTTGAGCAATATGGTGATGCGTTTAGGTTTCCTTGAAGACGAAAACGGTGAGCGTTTAGATGTGAATGTGGACTCTGCTTTGAGGTACGGCTATTGGGAAGAACCAAATTCTTTAGTTGAACTCATCAAAGCGTCTTTTGGCGGTGACCGTAGCGAGGCTGGTCGTTACGCCGCAAACATTCGGTGGCAAAATAATGCAAAAGATAAGGGAACAGGTTTTGTTAGCCCTACAAAGATGAAAGAAACTCTTTTGATGGATGGGCTTGGTCGCAATATGTTGCTGAGTGATGTGGAAATTTTGGGAAAATCAAAAATGAAAGATTTTGTGGCTCAACTGATAGGGCAAACTCCCGATGTCGTTGATAAGTTACCCGAAGATGTACTTCGTTCACCCGATTTGCAGGCAAAATTAGCCAAACGAGAAGTCGTGAATGGCATCGTTGCGGGTATGCAAGATATAACAGTAGAAGAAATTAGACTCGCCTGTGACGAGTTGGGGATAATTCCCAACACAAAGAATACTGATGTTGCTAAACAGGATATGTTGACGAAATTTGCCCAACATTTTGTTGACCAATGGGCGCATACTTCCAATGACCACGAAACCGACAGTTTGATGGTTCAAGAAGTTGTCAAAAGAGTTTTCAATCTTCAAGATGCAACACCTGTGGATTCTTTAGAAAATTATTCCGACATAAAAAATTATCAAGAAGAAGCCGAATCCAAATTAAAAAATAGTCCTTCGCTTGAAAAAGCATTAACCGCTTTGGTTAAAGCACAGTACGCCAACACTCAGGCGTACTTGGCTTCAAAAGGGATTACAGAAGTGGTCATTTATCGTGGCATGAACCATCCTGCTTTGGCTGAAGATTTGAAAGATTACCGTTTAAGCCATTTTTACAAAATGGAAGAAAGAGGTGAGATTGTCCTTGAAGAACGGGACGGACTCAGCGCCGATGAACGCAATTCAGATATCACAGGAAATATATCGGACGAAGAATTTGACCAAATGGTTCCTGAGGGTGTGGTCAAAGTAAGCATGAAGATGCGACCCCTTTCGTCGTTTTCGTTGGAGCGTGGCATAGCCAACGGGTTTAGAACAAATGACGGTTCGCAAGGCTCGGTAGATGAAGGTGTTTTTCTTGCAACAAGAGTTCCTGTGGCACGAATTTTTGCTACACCCTTAACAGGTGTCGGCTGTTTGGAAGAATCCGAATTTGTTATTTTGGGTGGAGAACTTGACGCTAAGGCATCAAGGTCATCTGCGGGTGATGAAGACTTTGATTACGACAATATGTTTCCGTCAAGAAAAGAAGAGATAAAATCTTATGGTTAACCGAATCCTTTTTGTAGATAACTCAATCAGGAACTCGGATTGGACGAAGGCTAATGCGTTTGATTTCCCTGATGTTAAAACCGTTGACGATTTTGAAAACTCGTTCAACATTCCAAAAGAGGAGCCTGCTCGTTCTGAAAAATTGGCGAGGTTGGCGGTGTTGCCTTGGGTAAGGGTCGCACCTGCGCCCGTGCGAGAGTTGTTGGAAGGTTTTAAGAAACAATCTTTAGTTGAATTAGTGAAAGCATCTTTTGGGGGCGACAGGTCGGAGGCGGGTCGCTATGCGGCGAATATTAGGTGGCAAGGCAACAGAAAAACTTTAAAGGTTGACGATGCTAACTCGGTAGCCGTTTTACGGCAAGCCTATGAACGGGCTGAACCGAATACGAGGCGACTCGGTAAAGAGTTGTTAGAACGGCTAACTCCTGAAGTGATAAAAAATGCCTACCTCGCTTATATGACCATATCGGGCGAAGCAGAAGTATATGAAAAATATGTACCAGATTCGGATTGGCGTAACAAATCTTTGGACGAAATGATAGACAAGATTTCAGGACAAACAATCGGTCAATATGTTGGGTTTAAAGACGATGACGGCAACATGGAACAGGATAGACCGATGGTTAGATTGTTGCAGGTTGCTGTAGCAGAAAAATTTGGTTTACAAGAAGCGGGCGGGAATCCAAGCAACAAAGGGTCTAAAGAAAATTATGAGACGGCTTCTGAACTAGCAAAAAATCCTGACTTGATGAAAGTGATGACGACATTGGTTGACCTTGTTTATGAGGAAACTCAAAAAACTTTGAAAGAAGCGGGCATCACCCACATTGAGTGTGAGCGTGGAACAAAGAACGATGCGCTTGCTTCAGAGATTGCTGATGGCGGGAAGGCAACAATTATGTTAAGACCTGTTTCGTCGTGGACTTTGGATTCGTCAACTGCTGAGATGTTTGCTCAGCCTAAAGATTGGCAAAGACGCAAAAGTGCGGGTGTGATTGTCAAAGTAACGGTGCCTATTGAAAAAGTTTTTGCTTTTGGGGCTTTCCGTTTTGGTCGTGTGGAGGAAGATGAGATTTTGCTTTTGGGTGGTAGTGCTGAAGTGACGGGTCGGTTAAATACTATTGAGCCACCTCCTCCTTTTGTGCCGTTTGATAGGGAAGCGTTTTTAGCAAAGTTAGAGGCTTTGAAAGTTGGCAAGGCTCGGGATGGTAAACCAATTTTTCTTGACGACGAGGAGGGAAATTGGATTGGTGTGGTTCGGCTCATGCGGTCAGGCAATTTATCTAAGGCGTCATTTGGTGGTGACCGTTCCGAGGCAGGTAGATACGCCGCCAATATTAGGTGGCAGGGTCATGCGAAAGGCAGTTCAAAAGGTTCTAAGTTCACGAGCAAAAAAGATGACGAAAAGTTCAGAAAAAAATATGGTAACGAAAGACCTGTGGGCGACGGTGACTGTTTTCAATCTGCGGTCAAAGTAATGTTTGAGGTTTTGACCCCTGAACAGAGGAAGAACGCCAAAATTTGTCACGGTGTCCCGATGGGTCAAGGACGCATAGAAGGAATCAGATTTGACCATGCTTGGGTAGAGGTCACTACAAAAACCGATTTCGGTGATGCAGACCCAAATGACCCTCAAGTAAAACTTCTCATGGAAAGATTCCCTACTCAGACAGTTGTTTACGATTATTCAAACGGTAGAGAGTTGCAAATACCGAAAGAACTTTATTATGCGATTGGTCAAATTGATGAAGAAAGTGTGAAACGGTTTTCAGCGAAACAGGCTCAGGTTGAGATGACTGAGAGAGGTTTTTATGGACCTTGGGAGTAATTCGGTTCTTTTTGATTTTTCGTCTGCGGAGATTGGGGCGCAAGTTCCTGTTGATGATTTAGTTTTGTTGCTGAAGGCGTCCTTCGGCGGTGACCGTTCAGCGGCGGGCAGATATGCCGCCAATATTAGATGGCAAGGGCAAACCGAGGCAAAAGGTTCTAAAGCAAAAGATATTTCGGAAGATTTAAAGACTTTTTTTGGTACGACACCAGAATCATTTTTGAAGTCTGAAGGCTATAAAGTAATTCAGCAAAAGCGAATTGAGAAGGAATCTTTAAACACAGGTATTGGCGACCTTAAACTTGAAGTCATTGCTGATTTACAAGGATTTTCAGGTAAACCAAAAGTGGTTTCTGCGGAAGAAATGGCGAAACTTGAGAAAGAGGGTTGGATTATCGCCTATCGTGGCATAGGCGATGAGCAAACCGAAGACGGTACAATTTCAGGTGAAGAGTTAGCAGAACAATTTAGAACAGGAGAGTATTTTGGGGGTTTGGGAACTTCTGGCAACGGAATCTATTTTTCTTCTGATGAAAGGCTTGCCGAATGGTATGCAGGTAGAACCACAAAAGCAAGGTTGGGTGGAATCCAATACAGCACACTTTCTGATGCGGAAGCAGGGGCAGTTTTAAAAGTGGCTATTCCTCCTAATGTATTGATGACAGAAGGATTTAAAGAAGAATTAGCAACTCACCGTGATGCACTAATGAATGAAAAATTGGGGGGATTTTATGGCGCCGATGATGTCGGGCGAAAATTAGCGGCACGAGGAGTAAGAGGGGTTGAGGCAACTGCTTTTATCAATAGTGCTGATGAAAAAATTTATATTATTTGGGACAGGTCTATGCTTGTTGTTGAAGAAAGTAAAAAAACAAAATGACACCTATCCAATCACGGCAAATAGCCCGATTCATTCAGGATTTTTCGCCTTTAGAAAAGGCTAATTTTTATTATTTTACGATTGTTCAAAATGAAGACCCGATTACCTATTTGAACAAAATTGGTAAGACTCTTTTTGTTGACGATGCGTTTGAAAAGGCTTCGTTTGGGGGCGATAGGTCAGAGGCAGGCAGGTATGCGGCGAACATTCGTTGGCAAGGAAATCGTAAGGGCGATAAGGGTGGTGTGCCTCCTCAAAAATCTTTAAGGGAACAGATTGATAGAACAGCCGAAAAGTTGTCTTCGGTTAGCAGACTTTCTAGTACAAGTTTTGAATACGATTATGAAACTAACCGAACAGGCGCATACACGAAAGTCCGAATAAGAGGAAAAATTTTGGAGGTTCCTTCTATTGCTGTCATGGAAGCAGAAGCGCAAGTCAACGCTTTAGGTAAAAGAGTTTTAGATGAAGCAGGGTCAGAAGTTGTTAAATCGGGTTTCTGTACTCAACAAGAGTTGGATGATGCGATTGCCTACCAATCACGACCCGACGACAAAAAGGCTCAAGAAAGCGCCTCAAAATCTTTGTTGG